GATAAGGCTCCTACAGATGGACTTTGTGGAAAGACAGATGAGGATAATCTTGGATTTACTTATGATGTATTGGATAAATATATTTGTACTAGCGAGATTGAAGATGAAGAAGTAAAGAAAAAAATTGACACAATGCATGAGAAAAATTTATTCAAATTACAGTTGATGCCAAGTTTTCATCCGTAAATAGGATTGATATATAAAGAAGAAACGGAGGTAAGTTTATTTGGCAGTAGAATTAAAAGTGAATGTGATAAATCAACTTAAATTGCTTCGCCAAAGCACATTTAAGGATATATATTGTTTCCTTGATGAAGATGTACAGAATGCCCAGAGAGCAAAAGCAACAGAAGTAAAGGTTACTGTTGATAGATGGGGAGAGGAAACTGTTACTATTGAGAACAATGGTAATATACTTACTAATCCACAGGCATTATTTTCTATTGCAGAAAGCGATTGGGATGAAGAAGTAAGAAATAGTGAAAATCCTTTTGGTATGGGATTCTTTAGCAACATTACTGTCAGTAATCTTATCAATGTTCATTCAGGAAACACATATATCACATTTGATGTAGAAGATATGATTTCTACCAACAATACAGAAATCAAACTAGAAGAAATAGATGAATATTATGATGGATTTAAACTAATTCTTAGAAATTTTGATTTTAATATAGCGAGTGAATATGATATACAGGAGCGTGTAGAAGTTCTCGGAAAATATATTCATGAGTTAGGCATTTATTATAATGGAGAACCAATTGAAGAAAAGGAACTGACAGAGGGTGATGGCAGCAAGTATCAATTTTCTGTAGATGATGAAAATTGCAAAGGTTGGATTGCATTAGGAAATAATTACTCTTGGGGAAATAATGTCAATGTATTTTACAAAGGAAGGTTGGTTGCTCCGTTAGAAGGATTGCCATACTTAAAAGGGGATTTACATGTAGGCGACAAAACTCTCAATTTAACATCTCCAGATAGAAAAGACATTATCAAAGATGAAAAATTGAATGTATTTAAAAAGGTGATAATAGAACATATTGAAAAATACTGTACATCTTTATTGGTAAACGGAGAAGAGAATATTAGTGATTATGCTTCTTGCTTTGGTTATTATGTGAATAAAAAGAATGTAAAAAATAGCATCAAATTTATGACATTCAAGAGCAAAAGTGAAGATGACATTAAATATCTAAAAGGAATTGCTATTGCGAGAGGTAAAAACAAAGATATCAAATCATTTACAGGTTATGAAATATATCTGAAAAAAGATGCAGCCAAACAAAATGAGCAAATTGTAAATGAAGTTACTGTAAATCCTGAGTTGCAAACGGCACCAGAGGAAGCTAACGGACGAATTTATCATGAAGCATCGTATTCTCATAGAGATGGATATGTAGAAGTGCCAGAAATAAGAATAAAAGACTTAACGGAAAAGAGAGGTTCTTTGATTATTGATTCAGTGGAGCCAACATTCTTTATAGGATTTAATGAGGTAGAGCAATATGAATACAAGCTGAATATTGCAAAACATTATGATTTGAAAATTATTGTGAGTCGAAATGATGTAGAAACTTCTATATTAAAATCTATGAAAGAATCCGATAATGTGTTACATATTTCTGAACTTAAAGAAGAAATAATTGTTAGAGGATATTTATCAAATACAGAATTATCTATCAAAGAAAGTAGAGCATTGATGATTTTTGATATGATTAGTAGAATTTTAGGTTTTGATCATAATGTATTTGCTATTGGCGATTTAATGGTGACAAAATCTGTTTCAGTAGAATCAATTGGTGTTGAAGAAGAAATGGTCGAACCAAACATTGTTGTATTGAAAGATGAATTGAATGATAAAGTTTATGTGGATAGAAGCATCATTAACAAGAATAAGCTAAGAAATGATACAGATGCGAATTTGGATATATTTGATTATCAGTTTATTATGGCAAATTTTAAAGAAATGATGAAACAGGTTGCATTAGTGGCTGGTATATCGCCAAATGATTGTGAAGTAAAAGTGTTAGATATCTTGGGGAATTGTGCTTGAAACAGTATTAAATTCCTGTTTTAAGATTTGAAGTGAGGTGATTTTGATTGTTAATACCTGCAATTATATTGAAGAATGAAATACAAGAAGCGTTTAAGAGATATTACTATTCTGATGATATGATGTACGAAACTGGTGGTCTAAATAATTGGTTGCCAAGTATTCAAGAAGAAACCGAAACAGGAAGGTTTCAATTTGCCATTGTAAATTCAGAAGAAAAACTGATTGGATATTTGGATTATCATATTGACTGGTATAATTCATGTGCTTCCAGATTTGGATTGATTTCTTTTGATAGAGGTAATCCAATTGTAGGGATGGATTTATATAGTGAATTGAAGAAACTTATTTATGAGTACAAGCTACATAGAATCGAATGGAGAATGATAGGTGGCAATCCAATAGAGAAACATTACGATAAATTTTGTAATAAATTTGGTGGCACTAAGCACGTTCTGAGAGATGCTATTAAAGATAAATATGGCAAATACCATGATGATATTATTTATGAAATTATCAATAATTAAGAATTTGAGAAAGGAGAAATATTATGTATATACCACAAATAGGTGATGTAGTAAAGGATAATGGTTATCCAGTTGTAGTGGTAGATTTAAAGAATTATGAAAATAGTGGTGATTGTTCGTATGACAGGAAATATTTACTTTGTGATTTAAAATATCTTCAAGATAATCATGGTATTGTCACAATGTCAGATTTAGAACAACATGGAAGATGGGTTGCTATTCGTGGGACTGAATTTCCTATTATTGAAAAAGTTGATGTTGCTCCATTTTGTATTGAGAATGTTGAATGTAGGATGATTCGACAGAAAGTAGCAAAAACAGTCACAGTATATGAATAACCGATGAATCCGAAATTTCATTGATATAAAAAGTTTTGATTATTTATTAGATTAGGAGAATTAAATGAGCGAAAATATTAAAGATGGAAAAGTAGAAGTAATGGGTATCAATATAGATATTTCACAGGTATTAGGACAAAAAATAGTTGATCAATATATAGCCCAGTTGAGAGACGAAGATATTGAGACGCTAATGAAATATATTAGTGAAGATTTGTTTACAAATGGCTGGGATGATAAATTGGTTATTAAGAGAAGGGAAAAAGATCAATGGGGAAACTATAGAGAGAAAGAAATTCCTATTGGCGAATTGATTAAGAATCAATTTAACTCTCGCATAAAAGAAGAGCTTAGTAAAAAAGTTGAAGATATTATAGTGAGCACAGATTATCAGAAAAAAATTGAAGAAATTGCAAATGAATTGGTGGATTATTCTATTAATGGATATAAGGAAGATATGAAAAATAGAATTAGAGAAAGATTAATTGGTAATGTCATGGATGAAGTGCCTCACTATTGCGGAGTTTCTCTTATCGATCTTATTAATCAAGTGATAGATAATAGGACAAGGTATTGAAAGCGTTCTTTCATGGCAAAAAAGAAAGGATATGGGATATGAAAGCAAATAAAAAGACATTATTAGCAGTAAAATCATTTCTTGAAAATGAACAAGAATATTGGGATAAGCAGGAGATGATTTCTGATATTGTAGGAGAGACGAAACTCTTAGTACATAATAATATGGGAAATGTTTCACCAGACGAATGTGATATTAGATGGGATAACGATACTATTTGCAATTTGGATGATTTTATTAGTGCTTTCTCAGATAGGTTTTTAGAGAAAATTTGCAACATCCTTGAATCATTTATTGGTGATGATATAAGCTGCTATTTCGATGAAGATTATTAAATATTCAAGACAATGAATTGAATTGTCACTTTCATAGGAGAAAATATAATGGTAATAAACGAAGATTTATTTCAAAAAAGATGCAAACAGAAAAAATCATATTTAGTATACCTTGTTACAAGTTGTGAAATGGGTTCCGAAGGATGGTCTGGTTGGGATTATTATGCAGTTGCACATGGATCTACAGAAGAAGAAATATATAATGATTGGATTGAGCAATGTAAAATAATTTATGGAGTAGATTTATCAGAAGATTTAAAGTGTGTTAATGGTAAATGGTTTTGTCATTATGAATTAGCAAAGAATGAATTGCCAAGTTCTGTATATGGTGACGCACAACCAATATATATTGAGGAAAGTTATAGAAAGCACACTTGTTAGTAGGAGATTTTATGGAAGATAAAATATTCATTATTCCGGTTGAAGATAACAAACCAGTAAAGATAGTATGTGAAAACAGCAAAGAGTTTGAAATTGATGATAAAAATAATTTAATTATTAAAGAAAAAATATCTATTGAAGAACTTATAAGAAGAGTAAAAGCTGTCAATGAAGATCCGAATATTGTTTTAGATAAATTGTTTACAGATGGGTATTGTAATGATGTAAAAATGGCATAAGGACAGGAGGATAAATATATGGGGTGTGTAAGTACGATTACTTATGATAAATTTCCGAAACAGAAAGATGAAAATTATAAATTTCCTGAATTAGCTGTAGGAAGTAGGGTTGCAGTTTGTTATCACTATGATACCAGTAAGAAACATTTAGGAACAGTTGTCAGGGATGATTTAGAAGAACCCTACGAAACTATCATTAAACTGGACAACGGTAGGTATTTACGAGGAACTGAATGTCAGTTTTCATATATCTAAGACGTATATACAATATATAGATATTAAAAGTGAGAAAAACCACTATATATTGATGTGGAAAGTGGTTGAAATTCTTATTTCATAGGGCGAGTTTGAAGGAGGTGGACAATATACAAGTAAATTATGATGGAACAGTTTTTCATGCAAAAATAGAATTTCCAGAAACAGAGTTCCATATGCAAACAGATAATATTAACGATTTTAAGAAAGAATTTCTTTCTGAAATGTCAAAAACATTTGATGATACAGTACATGTACATGAGTCAGAGCCAAGTAGATATTCAATACACACAAATTTGGAAAATGGCAATAAAAAGACATATGAAATAGGCAGTATAAAACATAAATATTATGATTTAGAAACTGTTACTGTAAATGAAAATCTAAAATATATATCATATAACAAAAATAATATGGAACGTACAAGATATAAAAAATATCATCATGTAGAATTAGTAAATGTAAATGGTATTGGAACTGGTCAAATACATTTCATTACAGATAATGGTTCATATTTAATGTTACCTTGGTGTTATATTATTTCAATGGTTCCATGTGAGGAGTGAGGTGATACATAATAGAATTTAAAACAAGCAAAAAGATAGATAAATGGGTAGAGAAGCACATGAAACAAGGTTGTGTATCTCGTGCAACAGCAGGTGAACAATTCGTATATGAATTTTTACCAAGTGGCATTGTTACAGTAATAACAGTTAAATGTATGTGTTGTAAAAAAGAATTTACTGATTATGTAGATTGAGAAAAGGAGAAAATATACATATGGGATTAACATGTAAACCAGTAGGCAAAATGAGAAGTATCACAAGAAAGTTAGAGAATCAATTGGCAGAGGAAGCAAAGTTACAGAAAGAGAAGAAGAGTAAGAAAAGTAACAACTAATTTAAGTTCAAATAGAGAATAACAAATCAGACACATTCATAAGTAACAAGTAAACATTTCGCACGGTTATCCGTAGACAATTCCAATATTCACAATTGAACAGTTATATTCGTTTTGGGTGGTAAACAGCATACCCTTGGTTAAATTACGTCAAATTTAGCCATAAACCACTGATTAACATAGATTTTATATAGATTTGTTCTAACCTAATCTCTATGTTCCAGTCCTGTGTGGACTGTTGAAGTTATATAAGGTGCAAAATATCAATTGAATTTATAGGAGGAAACAAAACTTAATGAATTTTGAAATGATTGGGAAGATTAGTCTTGGAAAAGAGACAGAAAAATTTAAACCATATAGTGAACATACATATGATTCTGGTTGGGTAAAGAGAAAAATTATGTTCAATACAATTTGTGGCGATAACAGACATTTTCTTACTGTTGATGCTGGTTCTTTTGCAGATGGACATGGTGATGTTTACACATTCAGCAAAGGATCAGTTGATGAGAGTGGTAATAAGGTAAAAGGTGAGTCTTTAAAAATTCCATTTAAAGACAGACTTACATCTCCAAAACTTGCAGAAGTGGCAGAGTTTAAAAAGTTTATCTTTGATTTAGAGAAACCTAATAGACGCTATAAATTGGAAAAGGCTGCTGAAAAAGTAAAGGAAGGTACAAACCTTACTGATGAGGAATTAAAAGAACTTGGCATTGAGAACGAAGCAGATATCAATGATGCACTTGATAAGAGTAATAAGAAGCGTCACGAGTTTATTTCAGAATGGGATTTTGCAGAGTTTATTAAGAAAGTAATTGATAGTGGCAAGTATTCTGATAAAAAGTTCTATATTAAGGGCAATGGTGACTATTCTTATTCTGATAATAAACAACAGATATATGAGTCATATGTTCCTCAGAGAATCTATCTTGCGGATGATGATGCAGACGAATATTCAACAGCTACTATCAAGATGATTTTTAATTCCAATAGTCTTGATGACATGAGTGTAGAAGAAAAGGGCAAGTATTATGTAAATGGTTATATGTTTGAGTATGACCGTAATCGCAAGAGCAATATTCCGGTATCAGTTACATTAACAATTCCTGTGTCCGCTGATGATGCAGATGATAAGGCAAAGAAGAAAGTAGAAGCAATCAAACATAAATTCATGGTAGATGATGATACATATAAGGAACTTGGTGTAGAAGTCAATATGCTTAATGGCGCACAGAAAGTAGAGATTACTGATGATATGCTTACCGATGAGCAGAAAGAAGATCTGGACTGCGGCTTAATTACTCTTGATGATATCCGCGCTGATTTGGGCGGTTCTGTATATGGTGATAGAGTTCAGGAATATCAGTTTAAGAAGATTGCAAGAGGATATACAAAAGGACGCATTGATACAATCTATACAGATGATGATATGGTAATTAAGCCTATTGAGGAACAACTCCCTGAAGGTACAGAAGATTTATTTGACGATGATGAACTGTAAAATGGATTGGGCGAAAGCCCTTTCTATTTGATAAATATTATTCAAAAAGGAGATATTTTAATGGCATACGGTAAAAGAAATAAGATTAGTGATAAATTACAGGATTATTCAGTTTGTGTTTTAGGTGAAAGTGGTATCGGTAAGACAACTTTAATGGCAGAAGTTTGTGAAAAAGAGTTTGGATATGACGGATATATGATTTTCAATGCAGGTAAAGAACAGGGTATTGATTGTATTGATGATGCTCACTATGAGGATATTGAAAATTGGAAGAAATTTGATGCAGTTGTAAAGGACATTGTTAAGAATAAAAGAACTGATTATCCAGATTTAAAGGTAGTTGTTTTTGATACATTAGACCAGATTATTGAAATTACAGAACCAGAAGTTATCAGACTTTGGAATGTGGAAAATGTAGGCAAGAAGGATTTCTCTCCAGCAAAGACAATCAATCAGTCTTGGGGTGGATTCGGTAAAGGCGAAGATAAGGTAATTGAAATTATTCTTAACAAAGTGTGGGAACTTTTACAGGTCGGCGTAAGAGTTTGGTATACGGGGCATGTTAAGACTAGAGAGATTATTGATCCAATTACCAATCAGACATATACATCACTCAGCACAAATATGATGCAGAAGTATTTCAATGGATTTAAGACAAAGATGCATGTAGTCGGTGTTGCTTGCATTGATAGAACTATTGAAACTGAGACAACTGGCAGAAAGAACATTGTAACAAAGAAAGATATTACAGTTAATAAGATTAAGGAAGAAAGACGTAAGATTGTGTTCAGAGATGATTCTTATTCTGTAGACAGTAAGAGTCGATTAAGTAAGATTGTTGAAGAAATTCCATTGGATACAGATGCTTTCTTAAATGCATTAAAGGATGCTATTAAGGATTCAAAAAATAAGACACATCCTGTTTCTAAGCCAATAGCTAAAACTAAAAAGAAAGCAGAACCAGTAGCAGAAACCATTGATGATGAAATTGATAACGATATTGATTCTAACGTAGAAGAAAATACAACCGATATGACATCCGATTATCCAGAAGATTTAGTTGGTACAATTCGAGTAATGTTCAAGGATTGTTCTGACAAAGATTTAAAGGCAGAAGTTAAGGGAATTATTTCACAGTATGGCAAGTTGAATGATTGTGATGAGGATGCTTTGAAGGAAATCTATGATAAGTTGAAGTGATTTTCATTATTAAAAATACAGCCGGAGTGGTCTTGTGACCACTTTGGCTATTATAAAGGAGGTGTCAATGGGATATAAAGCAAAATGTAGATATTGTGGCAAAAGCATTGACGCGAATAATGCATATAAAATTGTTTTAGGGAAAACAAATAAATATTACTGCAATGAAGAAGAATATAACATAATACATAAAGCACAACAGATTAAGGAGAATACATATAACCTTATTTATGAAATTTTTGGGCGAAGGATAACAAATACAATTCTCTATAAAGAAATAAATGAATTATCTTCGGTATATTCATTTGAAAAAATTGAAGTGTATCTGTCAAAAAACAAAGAGTATCTAAGTAACATCATGCAGAATAAAACATTTCAGAATGAATATGCACAGATACGATATTTTTCAGCAATATTAAAAAATAGTTTGACAGACTATAAATATGAGAAAAATGAGAAGATAAATAAGAATATTGAAATAGATATGCCATCATACAAATTTAAAAGAAAGGCAAGTAGAAAATCATTAGCAGAATATGAACAGGAAGCAGGTGATGAAGAATAGATTTCATTTCAGGTATTACAGAAAAATATCCTAAAGAGTTATTAAAGGGAAGAATTGAAATAGAGGGCAATGTAATTAGCTGTATGTTCAAAGATATGCTTC